CTTATTACGATGCCGGGTATGCGGCCGCCCAATGATAACCATTCCCCTCTTCACCCCAGACCAGGCACGCTGGACCCAAACGATTGAACTCGATGGCGTGCCCTATCAGCTCTCCTTCCACTACAACAGCCGCGAAGATGCCTGGTACATGAGCATCCTCGATTTCTCTGGCAACAATATCCTCAACGGAATAAAGCTCGTTTCCCAATATAAGCTCCTCTCTACCTATCGCGCCATTGTAGGCCTTCCTCCTGGCGAGTTCTGGATCTACGACACACTCCAAGATAATTCGAGCGGCGCCGTGGACTGGGATAATTTCGGCACACGATATCAGCTTATTTATTCATCAGCCGCGGATGTCGCGACAATGGGAGGAAGCTAGTGGCCTTCCTTCGCCAGATCAAGATGACAGCATCAGACCCCGAAACGGGCCTATCGGTCTCAGTGTCCGATCTCTACATGACATTCGAGGTCACGAAGGATATTGGCCAGGCTTCGAATACCTGCCGAGCGAAGATCTATAACGCAAGCACGGAAACCATGCGCCAGATTCAGAACATGGCAAATAAGGCACCGACTGAGAAACAAGGTCAATTCGTGGTCGAAGCAGGCTATCAGGATGAGCAGGTAGCAGGATTGTTTTTTGGGAATTTCATCCGAGCAACGCCGATTAGGGATGGGACCGAACGCTACCTCGATATCGAGGCGAGTGATGGTCAAGAGAGTGCGCAGAATCAGACCTTCGCAAAAAGCTATTCAGCAGGAACCCCGCTAGCGGCAGTGTTTAATGACCTCACCCAGGCCATAGGACTTCCCGTTATTGGCGCTTCCCTCTTGCCTGCCGGAGTTACCTACAATATCGGTTATGGATCCGCGGCGGCCGGGGGATTAGCTAAAGACTTCCTCACCGAGGTTCTCGCCCGAGTAGGTTTGAGCTGGACCATCCAAAATAAGCAGCTTTACATTTTGAGTCAAAGCAACAATGGCCAACCCCCTATAGTCACTTTATCAATGACGACAGGACTCTTGCGTTCGCCAGAACCAATCGTCGACAAGTCGGACATGGTTGGAGGCGGACTGCCTCCGCGCAATCGCTGGCGCCTCACGGCTCTCCTTATTCCGCAGCTTACCGCTGGATCCAAAGTCACGGTCTCGAGCAAGGCATGTAGTGGGGATTTCGTCGTAGAGAAGGCGGTTTTCACCGGGGATAATCGCGACGGAGATTTCCATGTTGTGGCCGAAGTGATCGATCCTTCAAGCGCAGCCCAGGGTCTCAATTATTCGGCTTCAGCTCCGGAGCTTTCAGAATGACCGGCCAACTTCCCGATGTTATGAGAGCGGCTATCGTCGCCTACATGCAGGGCGTTCACACCGCCATGCCTGTCGAGGTCCAGGCTTATTATTCGAGTAAGAAACAGGTCGACGTTCATCCCCTCATCAAGATCGCTTTCCAAGGGAAAGACGAAATCACTTGTCCAGTCATTTCTTCGGTTCCGATTATGTACCCCGGCTCCTCTGATGCCGTGATTCAGTTCCCCCTGAAGAAGGGAGACTCGGGCCTTCTTATTTGCTCCGAGCGGTCGATGGAGAACTGGCTCGCGAGCTCGGGCGGCGAGGCCTCACCCGGGGACCCGCGGCGATTCTCGCTTACCGATTCTGTATTCCTTCCAGGGCTCTTCCCGTTCGCGTCTCCGGGAAAGGTCGGGCAAAACAGCGCAGGGCTCGAGATCGTCTACAAGGGTTACGAGATCCAGATCGATGACAACGGAAACGTGAATTTCGGAGGGAACACGGATCATCTTGTGACGTGGGAAGCGCTCAATACGGCTCTATCAAGTTTCCTCACGGCGCTGACGACAGCGATGACTACCACGCTCATTGCAGGAAATGGAGCTACTCAACCTGCATGGACGGGAATGCCCACCAGCATCAATATCTCGGGTGCCAAGGCGACCCATTTGAAGACGGGGGATTTACGTGTCGGATTTTCAGATGCTGCCAAGTTACCCTAATAAGCTCCTCATTAATCCTCAGACGTTCGACTTCGTTCTCACTACCGATATTCCTACACTTGTTCAGCAGCGCTTGACGATTCGACTCATGCGCTTTCTCGGCGAGTGGTATCTCGACACCACTGCGGGAGTTCCCTATTTCCAGCAAATATTCGTAAAAAATCCAAATATGTCAGCGGTCGAGAGCTATATCAAAAAAATTATTCTTGGCACGAAAGACGTGGTGAGCTTGCAATCGTTCCAGTTTAGCTTCGACGCTGCACTCCGCAAGGCAACTATTGTTTTCAGCGTGTCCCTGAGCAACGGATCGTCCTTGAACGATATTACGATGGTTTTATAGGTGGCGAGAAATGAATACCTATGGATTATTGCCAACCGGATTTGTACCGAAGCCTCTCCAACAAATAAAGCTCGAGCTCGAGCAGGCCTTCCAGTCCGCATTTGGGGCGACGCTCGATGTGTCGGATGATTCCAATGCGGGGATTCTCATTGGAAACCTCACGAAGAAATTCGCTGATCAATGGGACCTTCTTGCGGCGGTCTATGCATCCTTCGACCCCGACGATGCTGAGGGCGTGCAGCTCGATAGAACCTCGGCACTGACGGCTATTGTCCGGCTTGCCGCTGCCGCGAGCACGGCATGGGTCATGCTCTATGGAACGCTCGGAACTACCATTCCTCAAGGACACCTCGTCAACCAAGTTAATACCCTTCAGCAATTTTCCCTAATAGCCGCGACGACGATCGCTCTCGCCAACGCGGGCGACTGGACTTTCCATGTGGGTACCGTGACGCCACTCACGGCCTATTCGGTCACCATCAATGGAATCGTCTGTACCTATACCTCGGGGCCATCGGACACTGCCGCTCAGATAGTGGCGGGCCTTCTTGCGGTTATAGATGCCCTGATCACGCCAGTCACCGTGGCTGCGAATGGAAACAGCGGCCGCGTCTATGCAACCGATGGCGCTACGGCCTTCAATATCTCCTCGGTAGATGCCAAACTCACGACCGATCTGGTAGGGATCCCCGGCCAATACCAGGCAGCGGCAAGCGGGCCCATCACAGTACCCACGAATACGATCACGGGCATCACCAATCCCATCTCTGGGCTCAGCGCGGTGAACAATATCATCCAAGGGGTTACTGGATCAAACACCGAAACCGACGCGGCCTTCCGTATTCGACGGCGCAGCAATCTTCAGAAGGGACTCGGGACTGACTCCTCGATCCAGACGGCCCTCGAGAGCGTAGCCGGCGTGTCGAGTGTTACCATCATTGATAATCGGACGGATAGTACCGTTAGTGGCATGCCACCGCATTCAATACAGGCAGTGGTAAGCGGAGGAACTAATCTAGCGATTGCACAGGCGATCTGGGCTAGTATCGGCGCGGGATGTAATACCTACGGAACGACATCGCAGGTCATCACCGATGCCAATGGTTCCCCCCAAACCGTCTACTTCTCCCGGCCGGTTAATATGTATGTCTTCCTCAATGTGGTCATCCATATGTATACCGAGGAGACGCTGCCTAGCAATGCCGTTCAGCTTGTACAGAATGCCATTGCCGCATGGGCCCTCGCCAACTATGAAGTAGGCAATGATGTCATCCTTCAGCGACTGATACCGGCTATTTATGGGGCATGCACGGGACTCGGAGATATCACCATCACGGCCGCTGCCCAGACTAATCTGACTCCTGCCCCCTCTGGTGGAAGCTATGCTGCGACAGATATCGCAATAGATTCTACTCACATCGCGGTTATCCTTGCTAACAATGTGCAGGTAGGCATCTCATGATGATCACTCAGCTACTTGATTATTCCGTTTATAACCAGCCGCCCTATCTTCTTCAATTCATGAAGGATGGTGACGTGGCGGCCATCACGCATTGCACCGATTACCAATTCAATGATTTTGAAGCGGCCGCTTTCGCTATCATGGGATACAGCTGGCTCGACCAGGCCTCGGGTAATTCCCTCGACATTCTCGGCAAGCACTTAAATCTCGATCGAAATGGGAGAGATGATCCCACCTATGCCACCCTCTTAAAGATAGCCGCGTTCATCAATGTATCTTCTGGACAGCCCGATGAATTGATCACGGCTGTAAAAAGCTTGTATGGAGCCAGTCACGCAATTCTCTCGTTCACTTATCCTATGAAAATTACTATCACTCAGAACGGTGCTTTGGCTCTGTTCATGATCCAAAACTATATATTGGATGACACTTTCAACTACGTACTCGATAACGGGGACACCTACATGTTCAACATCGAGGATACAACCGCGAATCTGATATTAGCCAAGGCAGTTCCTAGTGGGGTCGCTCTCACTATTGTGCAAGGGTAAGGAGAGGAACTATGGGTGCTCGGAGTATATTACAGTTGCCCTCTATTTCAGCGCTAACGGGGACTGAGGTTGTTCACGCCAATCAGTCGCTGTTCGACAAGCAGATGCCTCTCGCCTTCATGGCGCAGTGGATTATGCAGCAGAGCGCCTATGCTCCGCTGCTCGTACCCGTGAGCGGAAACTATACTGTTCCTACCTCGGGCCCGTGCGACGTGTGGCTGGCCGTAACTGTTGGTGCTTCTGGCTTCTCTATCACTCTTCCCGCCATCGCGGCCGCGCAAACGCCGATGCGGGTATTCGTCTCCCTGATTGGCGCGGGTGGTGGAACGGTGAGCGTCATTGCCACGGGCCTAGGCACCTACAACCTAAGCGTGCTCGGAGATGGGATCATACTCGATGGCACGAAGCTCACGGCAGCCCCAACGTATGGGTGGAGAATTATGATGGGGCAGGTCCAGGCTGCCGCCTCCATCGCGACGGTCTCGGCCATCATGCGAAGAGACGTCAACGGTCGAGCTCAGGTGGTGGATCCTTCGGCAGCGGCCGATATAGCCACGAAGAATTACGTGGATACTCAGGATACCGCCCACGCCAACCTGACGACGGCTCATGGCGCGGTGAGCACTGCTACGGCCTCGAAGATGATGGTGCGCGATGCCGCCGGGAGGGCCTCGGTCGCTGATCCTTCGGCTTCCACGGACATCGCCACCAAGAACTATGTGGATGCGACGGCTGGAACCTCAGCCGCAACGGCGTCGGCCCTTATGCGTCGCGATGCCGCCGGCCGAGCACAGGTTGCCACTCCCTCGGCCGCTGCCGATATCGTTACGAAATCCTATGCCGATGCCAACGTATTAGGAGCCGCTCCGGGGTCTGGCTGGGCGACGGTATTGGCAGCGGCCCTGAGCGCGGGCGCATGGGTTGCCGGAATGGCCGGGATCGCGCCGCCGGTCGGATTCGTCTACATCCAAGGCCCGAATGATACCGCCCCGGGGACGCTATATCCAGGGACCACGTGGAGCGATGTGTCCCCTGAGGAGGGCGGGGGCGTCCGACGTATGAAGGGTGGGGCGAGTCCGAATATCGGGCCGGCGCAGGGGGCGAATCAG